TTCTTTAATTCTATTTGTCGTCATATTTTGCCTCAATCACTTTCTTCCATTCTGGCACACGATCATACTGATGTACAATAGTATACTCTATTCCTGTTGAAGTTACAACCTTGTCACCTTCTAATTTCGGTGATGGTTCTAAAAGATGTGGTCTGAATTGATCAATCTTACTTGGATCGGCAGTTGTGCCAAGTTGACATGCCCAACCATATTCTGACTGAGTGTACATTGACGAATCAATATATGGGTGTCTTGAAATCATTACATTGAATACTGCTTGATCAACGATTGGTATTGGTCTGTTGATGCAGTTTAGAAACAACTGCAAAGTCAAATCCCTCATTGCATAACCACGACCAGCAAGAACACCGACATTAAAGATCGTGTTGTTCTTAAAATCTTCGTAGATGCCTTGACCATAACACTGTGTTAGATTCTCACGACCCCATGGCTCATCTTTATATTTCATGCTTTCGGAAGAAAATACCAAATCTTCTTGTTTGGATAGATTTTCTTCTAACCATGTAACAGGGTTCTTTTGAAAGATAACATCTCGTACATCTGTGGTAATTACATAACGATAGTCATTATCTTTGAGCAGTTTGTAAATGTGAATGAAACGCTCAACATGCACCATCAGTTGAGACTGATAAGTTAGATTGCCGTCTTTGTCTTGATTGAACGCTATGATTGAGAAGCCTGCGTCAGTTACCTTCTGTGCAGTTTCTTTATCGCAGTTCATGAGAATCAGAACTTTATCACCCTCAAAGCCTGATTCATTGATGGAATTAATCCAATATTTTAATTTTGCCCAGTCATAATTTGTTGAGCATCCCACGATCACATCTTTCATAATATCTCCAGTGATTTATTTTATGTCAGTTTCTTTCCAACTTCCTGTAAACTTTTTATATTGTTGTGTGCTTTGACCAGGAGTGTCATCAAGATATTTAGCAGTGAGTTCAGGTCTTCCCCACTCACCTCCGCCGGCCTTAGATACAAACTCTTGTCTGCTGTCTTTGTTTGCCTTTAAATAATCTTTGAATGTTTTCATATCGTGAATGAAGAACCGCAACCACACGTTGCAGTTACGTTTGGATTTTTGATTGTAAATGAAGCACCCATCATATCTTCTTTATAATCAATCACCGCTTCATTCATGTATTGCATACTCATACTATCTATAACAACTCCAATACCATCTCTTTCAAATGTAAAGTCATCATCTGCTGCCGGCAATTCTTCTATTGAGAAGCCATATTGGAAACCAGAACAACCACCACCCTGAACGAACACACGTAGTTTGAGTGAAGGGTCTTCTTCAGCAATGATAGATTTAATTTTCTTTACAGCAGTGTCAGATATTGTAACCATTATCCCCTCGTCAATTGCAATACTTTTTGCATTTGTTTCTCAATAATTGGACCACGATTTGGCCAATGAATGTATGGTTGACTTGCTGTCTTGTACAGATTTGTCAGAAATGGCATAATGATCTTTTCTACTTGCTGAAGTCTTGCTTTATACTCTTCAACAGTTTCATCTTTCTCCGCAATGACTGCTTGATATTCAACTTCATCAACTGTGCTGAAACCAAAATCATCATCACCATACTCTGCTAAAATTTTATTGATGTCGTAACTCATTTGTCCCATGCCTTCTGTGCGTTAAAGTTTTGTCTGCTGAACTCAAGTCTATCTACCAGTTTCAATGCTTTACCAAGATGATCAACAGCAACGAAACCTTCTGGTGCAGTAATACGGAAGCCATCGTCAGTGCGAACAAATGTGCCAATGCTCTTGATAGTTTCCAACTTACGAATGATCATCAACTTAGCATCAACAATCAGATTCATTAGATCAAATATTTGTTTCAGTTGAATCGCATTTGAACGATAGAAACGCATCACTTCATTTTTCTCTTTGATGCGTTTTTGTTTTGTGTCTTCTTTCTTTGCTGCCAGAATTTCTTTGTTCAGTTTTGCTTCTACGTAGTTAATTAACTCTTGTGTATGAACTCTGGTGTCAGCAATCTTTTTGCCTTCACGAACTTTCGTGTTGTTGAATGTTTTGATCTGTGTAAGAAAAACATCCGATGCAGCAATACGATTCAATGTCAATGCAGGTATCGTGTTGAAAACTCTACCTGCGTTTGAAAGAATAGATGTGATTGCTGCTGTCTCTTCTTCAGTAAACGTGACAGAACCAGACGCATCAGTAAACGATGCATCACGAAACCAAACATCTTTTGTAGTCTTTAAATGACCAATATCAATGTTGAATGATGCTTTCATTGTCTCTAATGTTTTACCGGAGTATGATGTGTGAAACACCACACCAATCTGTGCCGCTAACATTGTTTGTGCTAACTTTGATTTTACTGGCACAGCATATACGATTGTGTTTGGCTGAAAGATAATATATTCTTCACCCGCAATAGTTTCTTTTTTGATGTCGCCTTTGCTGAACATCATGTCGCCTTGCAAAACACCTTTGATGCCCAACTTAGGCAAGAATGCCAATGCAAGTTTGAGTTTTTGATTTAAACCCTCACCAGGATGATTTTCGTCAATGTCTTCATCAGTATAATTCAATTTTGCATTTTTTGCAAATACTGATTTCGTACCAACGAAAAATTTACCGTTTTCTGGATTTGTGCCAGCAAAGATAGCAGGCGCACCATCCCATTTTGTAGTCACATTTAATTTTGAGCCTGTGTGACCAGCAAGCATATTGCGTAAAGAACGGAGAAATTCTATTGCTTCACGTGCGCCCGATACACCGGCGTTTAATACATTATCTTCAAGATGTTCAAGGTGAACATTCTTGCCTTCTTTACTCTCTTTTATGTAATCCATGAATTTCATTTTGACATGCTTAGAAATGGGTTTTGTTTTTTTGTACCTGGTGCCACGGAAAATTTACTGTCTGGCATTTTCTTAATTTTTATTTCGGCTTGCACTTCATAAAATTCTGAACGTGTAGATACACGAACTTTGAAATCACCTGAGCCACTTAGAGCAGGAATACCTTTTATTTTAAGTGGATTCTTTTTTGATACCATATAAAAATCATCACCCGCCTGCATATAGTATGCTGGTTTTGCTTTACCAATTGTATAATGCTCTGTTACGACATCACCGAGATTGTAATTTTCTTCATTAGCAATGTAGCGATTAATGCTTGGTTGACTAAAATATGCTTTCATAACACTCAATGGCACAGCACCTTCTTCTTTTAGACCACCTTTATTCGTAGGTATTTTTATTACTTTTTCAGGTATACCAGAAAACTTTGCAATGTCTTTAATGAATTTTTTTGCCTGTGCGGATTTATTGAGGATGTCTACAGTGTGTTTTGCAGCGGGTGTTGTATAGGTGGTATGCCATTTACCTTTTTCGTAAAAAACACGTGGATTGGAAAGATTGTCTGTGTGTGACATTTTCACTTCTAACCATATGGCATTTTCACCTTTGAATTTATCAATCTCAATTTTAACATCCGAATACTCCGTACTAACTTTTGGCCTCAAGGCTTTGATACCTGGAATTTTGTTGATGTTCTTAGCGACATCATTTTCAAACTTGTCGGAAGCAGCACTCATTAAACACCCTTTCAGTGGTTATTAGAGTATTTATATTATCACAGATAGTGTAGATATCCTCCAATAATGTATTTGGTGTTGTCTACTGGCCGACTTGCAATGTGTGGATGTGTCCATAAAGGTGGAAATATGAGCAATTTACCTTCTCTAGGCTGAACTTTGATCTTAGGTGGCACGTTCTTATTCAACTGAAATACAGTTTCTCCACCCTCCATAACATCATTTAGATACCAGAAAAACACAAGAAATCTTCGTGCGGAATCATGATTCTCTACATCTACATGAAACTGTATTTCATCTTTATCGTTAGGAAAGTACCGTTTCATCCTCAATTCTTCAAAACCATATTCTTCTGGCCAAGCCATATCATCCACACCAACATCTTTCTTATAAACTTCAATATAGGTGTGTAGAGTAGACATAAGATAATCTATCTCTTTCTTCCACGTGCTTGAATTTTGATTCAAGTTGATTTCTGTAAATGAGCGATGACCGTCAAGCACGACATTCTCTTGTTGGTCAACATTTTTTTCAAATTTATCTATTGTATTACGACAAAGTATTGGTGGTAAAACATTATCATATGTTTTCACGTAACTCATACTTTGAATCCTCCAAACTTGTTCTTCATCCCAGACTGACGTTCACGGTCACCAAAACTGTTCAGAGGTTTGTCATCAACTTGTCCGGTATCTACCAAATCATCCTGTGCTGACTGTTCCACATCATACAGTTTCATCTTGGCTCTGTCAATACCCACTACAAACCGCTTGAAATAATTCGGATCATTGTAGCGATTCTTTAGTTGCTTAATTAGTATCTGATTCAATTGTTGCAACTCTTCGGTACTTATCAAGGCGAACATAAAGTCTGCGGTCGCTGGTAAGCCAAAGGACTCTGAAGTATCCTCAAGACCAGGATCGCTGGAGGTGAAGCCGGAACGGGTCGTTTGTGTAGCCGATACTATCGGCACTTCAAACTCAACCGCAAGACCCCTGAGTTCTTCCGCAATAGCCTTAATATAAGAATAACTATTTACGTTAGCACCAGGTTTGATTCTGGCACTTGCACAAATGTTAAGATAGTCAATGAAAATGATGTCAGGTTTGAAACTCTTTTTTAGTTGCAATTCATTTAACAAAGCACGGAAGTGTAGTGCTGAGGCTGCTGCTGTTGGATACTCTTTGATGATGAGTTTACCATGTGTTTTGACTTTCAATGCAGAGAACTTGCGGTCATAATCTTGTTTACTGATAGAGTTCAGGTCAGCAATATCAATGTTCAATAGATTGGCGTCAATACGTTCAGCAATTCGTTCTTCAGCCATTTCCATCGTGATATACAAAACATTCAGACCTTGTGCCAAACAAGAACCTGCAACGTGACACATGAACAATGATTTACCAACACCCGTACCAGCAAGTGCAATGTTCAATGTTTTCTTTGGTAGACCACCTTTGGTAATCTTGTTGAACAAATCAAGGTCAAAAGGAATCTTTGTTTCATGACGATGATAGAAATCAAAACGATTATCTGAATCATCAATATAATCATGACCAACAGAGTTATCAAATGATACACCAAGTGCATCAGATAACATCTTTGGTATCATACCTTTATCTTCTTTATTTTCCCTATCATCAAGAATCTTAACAGACTTCATGATGGCATTATAGATTGCTTTGTCTTGGCAAAACTTTTCAGTTTGCTTGATGAGCCAATCTACATCTGTAGGATCAGTTTTGTCTGCATTGATTTCACGAATCATCTCAACGGCTTTTCTGACCTGTTCTTCGGTCAGTTTACGTGATTCTGTAAAATTGATGACAAGTGATTCGTAGGTTGGAAGATGTTTGAACTGATTTATGTGGTCGTTTATTTCCTCAAACAGATTTTTTTCTGTTGAGTCTGTGAAGTATTCAGTCTTTAAAAAAGGAATAATCTTTCTTGTATAGTCCTCATTAAATATCAAATTCTTCAGGATCGTAGTCTCTAGGCGCTTCATAATTCTTTGAGGTTAAAATTTCAGTTAATATGTCACCAATGAGTGTATGAAACTCGGTGTCCTGCGTTAAATCATCAATCGGTATTTGTGGTGAAGTGACTATTGTATAAGAAAAAGTCATCTTAGCATGGTCTTCTTCTTCAGATAGTCTAACTTTACCATAATGATAAAGAACTCCCTGATACGGACCCTTTAGTATGCCAACACCAGTTTTAAATCCATCATCAGAATCAAGAAGTGTGAAATCTTCATTAATTTGTGGCTTCATCTTCTTCTTCCAAAACGGCATCTTCTCCAAGAATGCTGCTATAAGTGATTTCATATTTTTTCCTTACATATTCTTTGAAACTTTCATTTGCAAGAATATCTTTCCAGAACTCTTCATTTTGAGTATCAGCAAAACGTTTCTTCTCAAGAACTTCACCAGTTTCTTGATCTACTTTAGCGTACCAACCATTGCTTGGCTTAGTGACGAAATTACCTTCGAGTGCAATATCCAATAGGCCAGACCACTTGTTAATACCACCGTCAAAGGATACAGTAACAGGTATTTTGGATTTTTCTCTGACATATCTACTTTTTTCTACGTTGATAATGAAGTTATAGCCGACAATTTCTGTACCATCTTTGTCTTGTTGACGACCAAGAATCCAGATTGTGTCTGCTGAGTAATAAGAACCTGTGCCACCACCAACGATATCTTTAGGATACATACCAATCTCTTTGTATGTGTGATTGACAACAATCATTGGAATGTCTTTGATTGTCAAATGTGGTGTGACCATACGAAACAAAGATTTCATCTGTTTTGCTCGGCTCATGTCAGCAACAGATTTACCTTCAATTGAATCTTCAACTTCTTTCTTTGAAGCCAAATTGCCAATCGAATCAAGCACAATAATCACTTTATCATCTTTTTCAATATTTTGCAACTGATTCATGATATCATGTTTCAATTGTTCAACATCGGTAATTGGTGTGTGTAACACTCTTTCAGTATCAATACCGAATGCGTCAAAATAACTTTGTGGTGTGCCGAACTCAGAATCATAAAACAGAACAACAGCGTCTTCATACTTCTTCATGTATGATTTTGCCATGAGTAAAGCAAATGCGGTTTTAAAATGTTTTGATGGACCAGCAAACATCGTTAGACCTGGTGTCAAACCACCATCTAAATTACCTGATAGTGCCACGTTAATGATAGGCACATCAGTTTGAATCATATCTTTATCGGTAAAAAACTTTGATTTAGAAAGCACCGATGTCTCTTTAATCGTTGATGCTTTTTTTAGTTTATCAAGTACGCTCATTCATATCTCCAATATCTGCAATTTTGTCTTTTGGTATTACCGTGTGCTTATCATCCACAAAGAATGATTCTAACGTGCGTGACGGTGTGCTGTCAAGTTTTTTCTTCTTTACTGCCTTTTTGATCGGTTCAATCTCACCTTTATCTTCTCTAATTCTGCGGTATGTTTGATTTGCTGCTATCAATAATAACACAGCAAGTGGGTCAAATACAATAATGATGATGAAGATAACCAATCGTACTGCTTTATCAATCAAGTCACGATCTTGTGTGCCATAAACTACTTCTGCCACATATTTTATAGGCCCCAAATCCGATTCAGCCTTTTTAACTTCCAAGGATAAAGGGAGCTTCTCTTCCGTGAGTAACTGTATTTCTTTTTGTAGCCTCTTAGTCTCAGCAATGATTCTCTCACGGTCTTTCTGTTGGGCTTTACGAATTTGGTTCGCCCGTTCAGCCCCCTTTTCATCTTTCGTTCTGCCCATAATT